TTAAATAAAAAATCAAGTGCAAATAATAATGCTATAGAAAATCTATTAAATAATTGTAAAGATAATACTGATTTAAGAAATTGGTACTTAAAATTCTTATGGAACTTAGATAACTTCCAACAAGAAAAATTACTTACAGGCAACTTAGCACGTCAAGTAATTGCTGCCTTTAAAAAGCTAGATAACTCTATAGAAGGCGTTAATGATGTTGATAAATGGTTAGCAAAAGCAACAAATGAAGAGACTAATCGTGCTAGAGCTGCAAAAGAAATATTTAAAAATGTTTGGCCTACTAAAACAATAGCCACTGCTATGAGATCACTTATCGCTAAACATTTAGTAGATGAAGATGAAAAAAATCCTCTTAATACAACAGGAGCTGCTTAAAAATAAAAGATAGAAAGGAGAAGGTTATGAAATTTATGTCTATTAAAAGTCCATTAGAACCTTCTCTTATTGAGTCTTTTACTGGAATGTGTAGAGGCAATGCAAAGAGATCTATCTTGACTTATAATAACGGACCGGCTGAAAAAGTATTAGATAGATATTGTATGGAAAACTATCACATGCTTTTAAAAAAATTATGTTTAATTATATTAAAAGACTGTGAGTTTTTAATAGGAAGTAATAATGAAGTTATAGTTAATATACAACATAAAAATTTATTAGATGCAGCAAAGATTATAACTTTTGGAAACGGAAAGATGCAAGGCAGTAAAATATTACAACATGCCTTTCGTTATAGATGAAAGGAGATAATTAATGGCGTGTAGATATTATGATGATTTAGTAGTTGGAAAACTTCAAAAATGGTTTAGTGTAAATCAAAAGGTTCGTGTATTAAAACCAGATGAAACAAAAAGATTTTTTGAAATGACTGCTGATGATAATAATGATACAAAATTTAAACTACCACTAATAACAGTTGCTAGAAGCACTGATGTAGAGATAGAATTAAATATTAAAAACTTAAAATCATTTAATGGTTTACCATTATATGCTGATGCTGAGAAAACAGTTCAGTTAAATGTTATTCCTATTAAATTAAGTTATCAAATAGATATTTATACTAAGACTTTTGAAGAAGCTGATGAGTACTTAAGAGAATTATTATTTAAGCTTATTAATAATCCAAAATTAGTTATAAGCATTCCTTATAATGATTCAGATTATCAGCATGTAGCATATCTTAGAGTACTAAATAGTGTTAATGATACTAGTTCAATTAGTGAAAGACTATTCCCAGGTCAATTTACTAGATGGACTATTCAATTAGAATTACAAGATGGTTTCTTATTTAGTGTTCCATATAGACAAAATTGGAAATTATATCTTGATGATCTAGAATGTTTACCTGTGCAATACATGAGTTGTTTAGATGTAAAAGAAGAATTACCAGATACAATTGTAGAAGAAAGATCTCCTTTTGATATAGAAGGTCCTTTTACAGCAGAACCAGATAGTAAACATAAAGAATTAGAATAAAAAACTAAATAATAAGCTAAATTATATGTGCTTATATGAGACTAATTAAAAAGTAAGGAGACTCAAAAAATATGGCAAAAATTATTGTTAATGAAATAGACAAAACTAAAGCTGGCGATAGAGCCTACCAAAATTTCTCTGTAGTTGTTCCTGGTTTCTGTGGAAAAACAGTTGCTGAAGGTGTTTTTGACGACAATGGTATTTTTGAAGTATCTAATCAAGCTGAGTTTGTAGAAAAAATTGGTAAGTTAGATAAGCAAGTAAATGCTGAAGCTAAAGAGCCTGAGTGCACTAAAATTAAAGAAACTGATACAGCTTATTATCGTGTAGTTACAGTAGAAGAGTATCTAGCATTAAAAGATAATCTATATACTTTAACTCCTGTTATTACTCGTACTGAAGTTGGTAGATTATATGGTCATAATCCTGATGAGCCTAATAGTGCTACTATTTATCAATATAAAAAAGCAAAAGACGAAGATTATACTGAAGAAAGTAAAGATACTCTTAAATTTGTTTATGTTTTAGATGGCGATGAAGGCGTAGATGCAGGCGTTACTACTAATATTGGTAATCAAATGGCTTATGAACTTTTAAGCTTAGGCTATACTGTTTTATATAAAAATTTAAATATAGAACCAATTATTGTAGATAATGTAGAATATACTGGTATAGAAGTTATGAAGACTGCTAAGTTCTGGGAATGTTTAAAAGATAAAGCAGTTTATGACTTTAGATATATAACTACTGGTGGTTATTTTGATTATGCTGCTTATACTCAAATTGCTAAACTTGCTCATTTTGTAAAAGGTGAAGATACTTTAGATGACACTAGAATAGATTTATCTCAAATGCCAGGTCGTGGTGATTGTACTGCCCTAATGGATATTATTGAAGATGAAAATATTACTGGTGCTAAGTCTTCTCAAAGTGCATTAATTAATGCAATTATTGAACAAGTAAATACTAACTTTGCTCCTGAACAAGCAATTGATAGAAATAGTAAAATATTTACTCCTCAAGTAAATTATGTTTTACCTGAAGATTCTACTTATAAAAATATTACTTTCCCTGCATCATTTCATTACTTAGCTTGTACTGCTAAGTCATTAAATAGTTATAATGAATGGTATGCTATTGCAGGTTATCAAAGAGGTATTAGTGATTTAATTATTAAGTCTACTACTCTAAACTTAGGTGATATTGCACAAAATGCTTTAACTCCTAGACTACTTAAAGACGAAGAAAATGGATTAAGAAAAGCAGTAAATGTAATTGTAAATCTTCGTGGTAATTATTATATTTGGGGTAATAGAACAGCACATCCTATTGAAAAGGATGGATTAATAGCAAGCGACTATGCAAATATTCGTGAGTTATGTAATACTATTAAAAAAGCTGTTTATGTAGCATGTAGACAATTAACGTTTAACCCTAATAGTGACTTACTATGGGTTGACTTCTGTCATAAAGTAAGACCTTTATTAGATTTAATGGTATCTGACCAAGGTATTAGAGATTATGCATTTGTAAAAATTCCTACTACTATTAAGGGCACATGCTTAGGAAAAATTAGAATTGTTCCTATTGAAGCAGTTGAAGATTTTGAACTTGACTTATTCTTAGAAGATTCTTTAACTGGTGTCACAACTAGTATAACAGAAGAATAATAGAAAGGGGAAATAATAATGGCTAGTAAATTTTTTGATACAAGCAATTGGACAGATAATACTTATGAAGGTATGTCTGCTCGTAGTATTGCCAATAACTTATCTTCTAATGAATCAGCAAGATCTGGTTTCTTCGTATTAGAAATTGATAACTTAGATAATTTAATTCAAACAAATAAAACAGGAACATCTGATGAGGATAGAATGAATGGTGAAGCTGCTAAGAAATATTTAAGACTTCATGTTACAAAATGTCCAGTACCTACTTATAAAGTACAAGTATTAGAATTCAAAAGAGGTAATGATACTGTAAAATTTGCAGGAACTCCTACATTTGATGGCGGTTCTATTACTGTTGACGATATTGTAGGTTTAGATACTAAGTCTATTCTAATGGCTTGGTTAAGACTTGCTTATGATCCACATACATTTAAAGGTGGACGTATGTCACAATATAAGAAAACTGCTTCATTACTTGAATATACACAAGATTATCAATTAGTAAGAACTTGGAATTTATTTGGATTCTTTATTTCAGGACTTACTGAAGGTGAATTTGATAAAGAAAATGATGGTAAGAGACAAATTACTGCTGAATTCTCTTATGATTATGCCTTAATGGAAACTAATATTGAGGATTCTTGGTTAAACAATCCTAAAGCAGAAGATCAAGGAAGATATTAAAATAAATTAGAGAGCTAAAGCTCTCTTTTTTTATTTCTATTAAAAATAAATTTATTAAATCTATTTTAATATTAGCTAAATTATATGTGTTACGAATATAAAACACAATGAAAGGAAAATTGTTTTATGGGCAGAAAAAAAGTAGACCGAAGTAACAAAATAATGCAGACTTTTGAAACTACAAAACCATTAAAAGACAGATTACAAAATACAGCTAAGGATCAAAAGAAAACTGTCTCTGCATTAATACGTGAAATATTGGAAAAATATTTTGAAGAAAGAAAATAATATTGAAAGGAAACATTATTATGGAAGAAAGACAAACAAATTACACAATTGCTGAAGGTTATGAATTACCTTCAAAGGGCTTAATTTATGACAAGCCTGTTAATTCACATGTAGAATTAAGATCAATGACTGCTAGAGATGAAATGAAGCGTTTAGGACCATCTACAGCTCAATTTAAGGTATTATCTGATATTATTGAAGGATGTATGATTGAAAAACCTGCAATTCATGTTTATGATATGGCATTAGGGGACTATGAATATCTATTACATAGATTAAGAGTTATTTCTTATGGTGATTCTTATAAGATGACTATTCAATGTCCTAATTGTGGAAAAATTATTGATGCTGAGGCACACTTAAATGATTTAGTACCTAAAGATTTTAATATTGATACTTTTAAAAAGCTTAAAGTAATAACACTTCCAGATTG